GAACCAGTGACACACGGATTTTCAGTCCGTTGCTCTACCAACTGAGCTACTACGGCTTTTCGTTCTTGTTAAGTTTTCTAAGTTGATCTTTACGCACAAGACAATCTCGTTGCGTACCAAATTTGAAAACTCGCAAATATTCAATACCATCAATCACTCTAACATCTTTGAGATTATGGCATTCAAATTTTTCTTTGTTTCTATAACTTTCAAAGTATACGGTTTTCATGATATTTCCTTTCTGTTGGTGTCCAGTAGTGGGATTGACCCAACGACCTATCGTTTGGTTAGTATTTTCTGTAAGTATCCCTAACTGGTGCCGGGATCCACTAAACCTAATTTAGTGAATGCCCATTGTCTTTCGTTGCATCTATTACACACATTGCATCTACCTGTTGGATAAACACAACTATGTGTAATGTTTAATAATTCAGTAATATCAAATTTATAAATTAAATCAACAATATGTGATTTATTTAAATTCTTAAAGGGAAAATTAACCCTTAAACTATCTACGGGAGTCCATGGTTTCGGAACTCCAATTGCATGTTCTGATAATGTTTCTATTAATCCAATATAAAATATATTATGATTAGTATTGAATAATACTCTCATACCTGCAGAAACTTGTAATTCGCTATTCTGTTCAGATATAGTAACTATTGTAGTAGTCTGTGTTTTTTTATTAAGAATATTATTCACACAATCAATTACCTGTTGTGCATGTGTACTAGAACCATCATTTCTAGTGATAGTATAAGGCGTTACTGTATAGTTTTCATTTTCTATTAATCGTAAACAATAATACAACAACGCACTATCTAATCCGCCGCTGACTAGAACACCAATTCTTCTTTGTAAGAAAGGTAATTTCAAATTAAATGTTCTAACATCATCAGCAGGTCCACATGCTAAAGAAATTCTAGGAACTGATTGCATGTTTTATTTATTGGTGCTGATGATGAGGATTGAACTCATGACCCCTATCTTACCAAGATAGTGCGCTACCACTACGCTACATCAGCCATAACTGGCGCATCCGGAAGGATTCGAACCTCCGACTCCTGCGTTCGTAGCACAGTACTCTTATCCACTGAGTTACGGATGCTTATAATCTCAGAGTGCGTAAAGGCACCCCCTATAGACCTCACAAAGATTATCCCATGCTTGAATACTTTCTTTGTGTGTCTCGCACATTTGTTCCCAATTCATTTTAATCTCCTTAATAATTGGGGTACTCTATGAGGATTGAACTCATACTACCAAGGTCACAACATGGTGTGCAGACCACTACACTAAGAGCACCATTGAAAATAACAGGATACATTTTTACGGTTTAGATTAAAAGTCTAATGTATAAAATTTGCTGTTAGTATCCTAAAACTGGTGCCTCATCGTGGGAACGATCCACGGACCTATCGCTTATCAAGCGATTGCTCTACCACTGAGCTAATGAGGCAATGTTTGGCAGGAGGTATAGGATTCGAACCTATGCATACCGGAATCAAAATCCGGGGCCTTACCACTTGGCGAACCTCCAACTGAAACGCTATTCTATAATACACTGAATGCCTGTTCTATACATCAAAAGTATAGGGCTTTGTTCTTCAATGTATTATAGAATAGCGTATTTCTACGCTATGCTAGAGCTATACCCTAGCCTGAGATTTTTTGCTTCACAAGAGAAGCTCCATCCTTCAGTCCGCCCGTTTAAGACATGTTTTAAGTGCGCCTCAGGACCACGTTTCCTACACACACTTTGCTACTGAGTTACTTTTAAAGGTAACTTCTGCGTAGCCAGATATTGAATCTTGGCTCGTTCAATCTTTTCCTGAATCAATTTATTTCGTTGTTCGGGTGTCAATGTCACATGCCTTGACCAATCTGTAAATTTCAATTTTTCGTACTGTATCTGTTTTTCCATTTTCTGTCAAATAAAGTAAGAACCCCTGGGACTTTTTAGTTTCCCAGGGGCTTGATAAATCTTTACTACTTAGACTTTACCTAGTCCCCGGGAGCCCTCTTTGATTATACTCTGAGCCACGGATACTTGTAGGATATACTGGCGCAAAGGTAATCATGGCTATAGACCATGATGCCTGATGTTTCAGTATGTTACAAGTAAAGTTATTCATAGTAAGTTTATTTATTCCTGGTTAACAAAACACGCAAATAATGCGTGTTTTTTCAATTTTTATGAGTGTAACTGTATTTTGAATAGTTGTCAACTTTTTGGGTAATTAAATTGCAATCTTGCCAATGCTGTTAACAATGCTTGCAACCTTGCCCACGTGTTGTAATTCTTGTACAGTCATGCCTTCTTTCTTTAGTGTATCATAATGATTCTTTACACAAAAGTGGCATTTGCCCACAATACTAGCAGCCAATGCGTACATTTCAAATTGCTTCTTGGTGACACCACCGTGTGTTGCGTATGCTTGCATTCTTAAACCAGGTGGCAATCCTTTTAGTTCAGGATCTTGTGTCATTTCAACAAATGGATAATACACATTGTTCATACCCATTAATGCAGCCGCAGTCTTTGCAGCTTCGCGCTCTTTTTCTGCGGTAAACAATGGGCTATTGTGTTCAATCTCAAATGCTAATCCACCGTTGCCTGCTGCCAATGCTGACACATAAGCTACAGCATGAGTATCTACTGGATCTAGGGGACTGCGATTGATTGCAGAATCTAAATTCAATCTAATATCTTTTGCATGATCAGGGATAGATTCTTTGACTTGCTCTATCCAATTACCATTAAGTGTTATTGTCATTTTTATATCCTTTACTTGATAAAACTATTTTACAAATATGTTCTAGCCTTTCTATGTGCTCAAATGCACGCCATGGGCTAGTGTCAACTGCCACCACTCCATGCCTGTCCATTCCCACAATATTATAGGGAACTTTACCTGTTGCTTTATCAAATTCTAAATTTTTAACACAAGCATCAGCCAAATCCTGTGTAATAGGTGGGAGCAACGGAACATTGGGTGCAACACTGGTATACCTACTTAGTTCCGGAAACTCTTTTAACAAGTCAGGCAGTTGTATACCAGCATGCATGGCTGCTACAGTATATGTTGGATGGAAATGCAATACTACCCTAACTTCAGTATCAATCTTACCTTGCAATGCAAAATGCATTGGTAACTCACCACTAGGCTTTAGATTTTTACTTATATCAGTGTATTCCATTTCTTCCCAAATATCAGTAAGAAATGGAGGTACTGCACTCATAACCGTAGAAAACTTAATCTTTTTAAACATTTCTGGTTGAAGATATTGTTTTCTAATACCACTGGGCGTGATGTACATATGATTTCTATCATGCCAGCGGATACTGGCGTTGCCGTCGCGGGCAGTAATCCAGTTCCGCTTGTATGCTTCTTGAAATAAATCAGAAACAGTTTCTAACATTATAGAGTCTCACCACCGATTGGGCGACTGCATGGGCATAGTTCGCCAGTCTGCAATGCGTCAAGAATACGCAATGTTTCGTCTGGGTTACGACCAACATCTAAGTTGTTTACTGTGACATGCTGAATAACATTGTCAGGATCAACAATGAATGTAGCACGAAGTGCGGCACCAGCAGGAGCATAGAAAATGCCTAGTTGTTCTGCTAATGATAGCTCGCCACGGGCAACATCAGCAAACATCCAACTGTTGGTTTTCTTTAGATCCTCATGAGCATTACGCCATGCCAACTTACAGAATTCATTGTCGGTACTGCCTGTCAATAGAATAGCATCACGGTCAGCAAAGTCCTTTGCCAACTTGTCATATGCCACGATTTCTGTAGGACATACGAAAGTAAAATCCTTAGGATAGTAAACGATTACTTTCCACTTGCCTTCAAAACTCTTTTCCGTAATAGTTTCAAAAGCATTGTCTGGTGTTAGTGCACCAGGCTTAACACCTGTAATTGCAAATTCTGTTACCTTATCACCGATTGTTTTCATTGTGTTTCTCCTTGTGTGTAATGAAATTATTTTTGACTCTTACAGTTGGGACAAATTAACTGTAAGTTTTCTTCTGCATGGCTAACGTTATTTTTGTAATAAACTACTAATGGTGCGGGTTCGCCTAACCATTCAGTAATACCGCACACTTCACATTTGTGTCCTCGTGCCTGAATTAGATATTTTTTGATCCATTCGGGAACTTGTCTCCAGGATTTTTGTTCTGGATGTTCTTTCCATTCTTTTATTAATAAGCGAGAACGGTGCTGTTGTTGACAACTGTTATTGCAATATTTGTTGGTATAACTATGACCTTTAATTGAATTAATTTTGCCACAATTTAAACAAGTAAAACAACCATTCATAACAAAACCATGTAGTAGAGCACAATGTACTTATAACTTGCCCTACCTCTTAATATGCTACTATTTAGATTTGTTTGCCCATTAAATCAAATGCGCAGTAGGCATTTTCATCAGATGTTTCAGTTTTAAACCAATCACTAGTTTGAGTAAAGCCGGCGCGCCTATAGGTGTTCCAGCTAGTTCGTCTAGGCAAGCTCCACACTAATGTTGCTTCTTCTACTTCAGCTTGTTGTATAGTAGCAGTTAATAACTTACTGCCAATGCCCATACCACGATATTCGGGAAATACATATAGTCCCCGTGATCTGTATGAATTGTCTGCACATAAATGCCCGCTGTTCACACCGGCTAAATTATTGTCGTGGAAGTAACCAAAGAAGGTAGGAGTTGTTAACATGTTTTTACCTTCTATACCACCTAAATAAATCATGGCACTATTAGATTCAATAGCTGATACACGATTGGGCCAAAGGTTTTTTTGCCATACTTGAAGTATGGTTGCGAAATCAATTAATTTAATCATCAACTGGAGGGGATCCGTTACTATGTTTATCTCTAACAGAATCTAAATCTTGGTAAAAACTCTGCTCTTGTTTAGTTAATTTATCTTTATGCGTTTTTCTAGGATTTCCGCATATATAGCAATCTGGATTTCCACAATCCATTGCATGATGTTTAGCTAACCTATGTGGTTCTTTTACAACTTTATCTTTGCTATTAAATCCATGCGATTTAGCAATCTTTACTTGTTTGTTTATTGCTGTTTCATCTTTGTGCCGACGTTTAGAATTTTTGATTTTTTCATTTGGATTACTTATAAACGCCTCACTTATTAATTATTTTTGAAAGTTCTTCGGGGGTAAAGAATTTTTTGGTAATTGAGTTGAGCCTAATATTCCCTGCTTAGACAATGTGTTTGATGGTTGTTTTCCTTGCGCCCAGATTTGCTGAAGTAATTGTTTTCCAGCATGTAGACGGTTTAAACTTAGCATAATATTTCCTTGAGTCAAAGATATTTATCATTCTGTATTTGCATCGTCTACAACTACCCAACCCACTTTAAGTAGGTCATCGCGGATCTCATCCGTTACAAAACCTTCACCAACATACCCACGGTTATCTTCTTCAGGGCCGCCACCCATGTCATATCCGCCGCGGATACCTGAACAATACCAATCAATATAATCACCTTCTTCTCTAATGTTGGCAATAATTCCGCCAGCATAACGCCAACTGCAACTCCATGTTTCTCCTTTTAAAAGAGGCCAAACATCATTTTTTACAAAGTCGTTATTACACATTGCGGCATATAGATTTTGTGCGTAACTATCTTTCTTGCATTTCTCAGCAATATATTCACTAGTGCGCAAATCATATTCCATATTATTAATACGCCATTCTTTAGTTTGTTCTTTTTCTAATGTTTGTTGATCCCAAGACTGATAAAGTTCTTTCAGTTCATCGGCCTGTTCAACAGAGGTATCTCCACTTTCAACTCTCTTTAACAAGTTGTCAAGTTGGAAGCTACCGCGCTGTGGGCTTTTACGCAAATTACTCATCATTGACCTCTAACCAAGTATAGTCACCCATCCACTTAACTTTACAAATATACTCGTATGTCACAGGCTTACCAGTAAACCAATCGTTCGGTCCTGTTATGGACAATCTCGTACAATTTTTATTGTTATCATAAACTAACCAATATATATTTCCATGTGCTATTTGAAAATCATATTTGGCTTGATGAACCATATCAGTAATCTCTAACCTTCTTTTTATTTGTTCAGCTTGCTTTTGCAAGACACTTACAAGTTCCATGATCCTATCATATTCTTGTTGGGCATGTAGTCTAGCTACATTTACCATTATGTCTTTTTGTTTCTCTACTGGAATCAAATCAAACTTAGGGCCCGAACTTTCCGTAGGATAGGGAGTTACATTGCGATTGAAAAAGTGGATTAGAGAGTCACCAGCCGTACTGTCATAACTCTCTCTTCCCTTTGCTGAATTAGATTTAGTCACTTAAAGAAAATTAAAACAAGCAACATAGCCTGAATCATAAAGCCAACACCAATTGTAATGATATTCAACAAGTCTCGCATCAACACACTACGGAAGAACAATAGTGCTAGAGCCGCCCACAACATCAATACTACATCAACTGAAGGTGGTTTATCAGTTACACCAGTCATCATTGCTAGCAATGAGGGAATTGTTGCGGCATGTAGTGTAATATTTCCCAACCATCCAAGGGTATCAGCACTGACTTTACTCAACTTATTGGTTAAGAAGTCATGGATACTGTTGTAAACATACTGATAAATTAAAATAAGTTTATTCATAATTAACGACCTTTATAAAATACATGGTTACCGATTCTGCCAATTTTTTCATGGGGCCAGGCAGGATTAACATATACCGCATGAAAGTACAACGCATCTGATAAACTGTCCAATCTAAAACCTTCAAGTAAAACTTTCTTCGCTACAGCATAGCTTTCTTGATAAGCTTTATCTTTTGGCTTTTTAGTTGCCGAGCCTTCGCAATGCCAACTAAACTGGCAAACTACTTTTTCCATTACTACATTTTTCTGATAGACAACAGCACAAATATCCTTAGGAAACTTAGGATTGTCTACACGGTTTAGTGTAACTTGTGCTACAGCCACTTTACCTTCAAATGGTTCATGACCTGCTTCTTTGTAGATATTCATTGCCAAACAATCAAGTTGGCGGTCTACATTCTCAACCGAAACATATGACTTTGGTTTTGTTATAATAACTTCTTTGGGATCACCGAACTTAAAAGACATTACCGCATTGATTAGAAATGCAACCAACACCAGTCCAATAAGGCTATTGATAGTCTTAAATGAAAACTCCATTTAACTTTTCCTTTCTCTTAATTTGCTGGTAATTCTGTACTATAACAGAATTTATATTTTAAAGCAAAAATTTTGGGTATTAATCTACCCAGCAATCACAGTTACATGCAATAACTTGATCAATTGCTTCTTGTACGGAATATGAACCGGGAAGCATATTTCCTCCCGCATATGTAGTATTTAATGTATTGGGCAATAGATTTGAGAACCTAGAGCCTGCGAAGCTGCCGGGAGCTATAGCTTGCCCAGTATCTAAGTTGCTACCCAAACCAGTGGGCGCAGTAGTTCCTGCAGTAACTATAGCAACGGGTGAGTTTGGTAGAGCAGGTCCTGTGCCATCTCCATACGGCCCTAAAACGCTTTCACCGTTCGGAGCTAAGTTAGTTGTATTTAAAATATTTTCTATAGGATTGTTATTATTGTAATCTATAATGTCAGGTGTTACAACAAATTTATTAATATTAGGATCTAAGTAACCCAATGTTTGCGGGGTTATTAAATTACCGTCATTGTCAGTTTGTACCAGCGTACTGGGCAAGGTATACGAAACAACAGGATCTGTTGGATTGCCGTTAATACCAATAACGGGTATACCTTCAAGGGCTACAGGAACAGTACCATTTATAAGTAATAGATTTCCGATATCGGGATCAAAGTCACCCGGGATCTGATTATCTAATTCAACACCTATTTCTACTAATCTATTTTCATTTCTGCTTTCACGCATCATTCCAATAACACTTTGTCCACCAACTGTACTTAAATTACTAATGGCTTCTAAAGTTTGAGCACTCATATGGGGATTTGTGTTCAAGCCTAATGTAGGAACTGAATCTGTAAAAACATATAGTGCAGTAGGGAATAAGTTTAACCATGTATCTCTTGGAATAGGTACAGGAGGCAAACCAGTATATCTAGCTCTTTGTTCTCTAGTAAGTTGCAATCCACATGCATCATAAAGTACATTATTATTTTTCGCTCTTAATGGGGAGCGAGTTTTAATAAATGCAATTTCTTGATTTGCTTGATCAATGTATCCTTGAACAACACCATTCATTGGTGATGCCCATCCGGCTTCTAAGATAGTTGTGCTGCCATCTGAACCTTTTGTGGTGCCGGCACTGTTTGTGCCTCCGGTGGCTCGTTGACCATTGGATTGCACTGGTAAAGCTGCGGTAGGTGCTGATTGAATGGTAACATATTCTACTGGTGCAGCCGGGGTAGCAGGTGGTCCGGGTTGATTGACAGAAGTTGTTGTATATTTAAATGCAGTGCCGGCATTAAAACTATATGAAGTTACTCTACCAAATGTTCCTCCGCCCAATGAAGCGGCACTTTGATTATTAGTACCAATTGTGCATGTTGCAGACGCGCCGCAGTTGTTAGGAGAAAAACTTATTAAAGGTGCAGGAGCATTTCCGCGACCATATCCACCACCGTCTTGTGTGAGCGAAGATGATACAGTATAATACCAATCGTCAATTCGTGGCTGTCCTGCAACTGGAGGGATTGCTGATGGGTCAGGTGGAATATAAGGTTGTATTTCTACATTATATATTGTTTGTGTAATAGAAACTTCTGCTCTTTCCCATGTTACTGCTAAAAACAATTCGTGGTAGATATTTGATAATTTTGTAGTAGTTAATTCATTAATACTATTTTGCAAATCTTTCCAAGGATAAGGAAGTCCTGACATACATCCAAAGAAATCACTCATAGTGAATGTGCCGTATGGTCCGGACCCTAAGGCTGTTAATGTTTGCCCTTGATTAGCCAATGGTAAGTTAACTGGAACATCTGTGCCGCCTATTAAATCTAAACCCTTAGCAGTTTCAATATTAGTAACGATCTGTGCAAACTTTTCAAACTCTGCATTTTCAATATTTTTAACTTGCTGCATGGTTGCGGCAAAGGCGCCAGCAGCAATAGCTACATCTTTTGGTACGATGCCATCTAAATATGAACCGAATCCTACGGCTGCTACTTGATAATTAAATTCATCTGCCATTATTTTTGCACCAGTTGATCATTTCTTTCTAATATACTTGCGCTACCGCCACTCCTGCCAGGTACATCTTGAGGTGCAACGTCAGTAACGGGTATAATCGGAGCAATTGCTTCAATTATTTGTCGCACTTCTTCTGTTGATACGCTTGCTATAACTTGCGCAGTAGTAACTTCTATAGGTTTATTTTCTATAACAGTTGTCACAGATAATGCCGGTGTAGCAGGTTCAACAATCGGCGGATCAATTGGAGGAACTACTGTGCCTATTTGTTCAGCAATAACAGGGCTTTCAAGTCTTACATTAGTATTATTACCTTCGTATATTGGGTAATATGTTTTACTATTAGTAGGTCCTGGATTAGTGTTGTAAACAGGTACAGTTAAAGATTTATAACTATTAGGAAATAATTTTTTAATATTTAATAAATCAGCTAATGTTTCTAAATTCTGTGTTTTGCAATTTAATACAACCAATATATCTTGCAAGTCTTGGCCCATAATTATTAAAAACGCGCCATATATTTGTTGTTCTTGTGTTTTAGTCGGTGCTACAACACTATTCGTAATATTATCAATATCTTCAACAGTTAATCCAGCGGACAATAAAGCAAGACTTAGTGATTGCGTTAATACATTATTCTTTTTTAAATTTATTAATAATCCACTTGGCATGCCAAATGTTTGTATAGAAGATAAATCAATTGCTTTGCCTAACGCAATACAATCTTGACCAAATATTTTTGTAGCTAGCGTTACACCAGCTATATCACCCGTCATCAAATCATCTGCGTTACTGAATGTACCTTTTAAAAATGTTTTGCTATTTTGCATAGCATTGATAGAAACATTTGAAAAATTTACAAAGCTATCGCTAGATAAAAATGAGGATGTAAAGTCTTTATACTCTGGCATTCCTGAACCTGTAGGTACACCATTGTAGTTAAATTCATTCCAAGCTTGCAATGCCCAACATCTAATAAATCCCCATTGTGTTACTGAATGATTAGGGTTAGTCATTAAGTATGGGATCCAAGATGCAGATTGTCCTTGTCCTGTATTACCTGATATAGGGTAAGTCGTTGTTGCTGGTGTGCCTGCTGCTGTCCATCTGCCTGAAGGATCAACAGCTTGATATGTAGGTGGCTTACTATTACCCATTGATTCAAGTACGCCTTGACCAATAGTAATTAAATTATTGTATGTGCTTGTTGTTAGTGTTGCGGCTGATCCACCGGGACCTCTATTGTATCCATCGTGAATAGCCCATGTCAATAATCTCAGTACAGTACCTTGAACTAAACTACCAAAACTATATTCAGTATTAACACGGCTTGCACCCATATAGCCGGCGGCTACTGGATTAATGTGAAATCCTATATTTTGTAATACAGAACTGTTGACATTAACGCCTAACGGTGTTTGTTTTCCAGTAGATGCCATGATTTAGGGACAATAGATATTTTGACTGCCTTGGACTATTTTATGCCCACATGTATTACCAGATCCAACTCTTAACACAGGCACATTTTCACAAAACACAGTTGGGCTACCTTCTGTTGTTTTTGCAGCTTTATGCGGTGGATGGGGTCTGCCGAAAGGGGCATGAGGTGTGATATCACTTACATGCAATCCAACAGGGATACCATTAGCGAAGACAGTTCCTGCCCCTCTAATTATTCTACCTCCTGTTGTATTTTGATCACCCTTACGACTTAATTGTGGCATATTATCCCATTACGATTTTCTTTTCTGGTATTTGAATACCAGTTGTTGCTTGAATGTACTTAGTTTGAACATTATCTTCGGTAACTCCGTACATAGCAATACTGTTAGTATTTATCGTTATAATTTGGTCGGGATCTGCGGTGAACATACTGGGCACTAATCCCATGCCCTGTGCGCTTGGCGCAATACTAACAGGGTTTGACACTGTAATTGTATTATCTGTATTTTCTGATTGTACTTTGGCGACCATTTCTTCGCCACTGTTAAACTTTAGTGTGTATATTTTTCCTATTTCAAATTTCATTATGCTGCCTTTGCAAAGTGTTGTTTTAGTTCCTGAAATCCACCAATATATTGATCATTGATTAAAATTTGCGGTACTGTTCTAGCTGTTGGGATTGCTTCTAACAATTCTTCTTTTGTATATCCGTCACCAATTTTTCGTTCTTCAATTTCATATCCGTTTTGTGTTAATAATGCTTTAGCTTGGTCGCAAAAAGGGCAGTGGTATCGGCTCCAGATAATTGCTTTTTTCATAATTTTCTCCTTTATTATAATTATAATACTAATGCCTGACAAAAGCAACTTATCCGGCATAAATAAAAGTGTAGTTCGCGGAATGGGGATTCCCAACTACTCTAACGCTTATAGGAGCAATCAGCATGTGTATTTATTATGTTTATGCCTATCTAAGAAAAGATGGCACCCCTTATTATATTGGCAAAGGCTCAGGAAATCGCGCCTTTCAGTCTCACCGGACAAAGACGGGAGGCGTTCATACTCCAAAAGATAAATCTAAAATAATATTTATGGAATCCAACTTATCGGAAGTGGGGGCATTTGCGATAGAAAGAAGGATGATCAGATGGCATGGTAGAAAAGATTTAGGTACAGGAATTCTTCATAACAAAACAGACGGAGGGGAAGGTGCGGCGGGTGCAGTTAGGACTGAGAATTTTAGAAAAAATGCTAGTGCTAAGTTGATCGGAAAAAAGAAAACCACAGAACATATAGCAAATGTGGTTGCAGCAAGAAAGATAAGTCCTAAAGCAAGAGGCTACACAGCATGGAACAAGGGTATTCCTAATAAAATGAAGGGCAAAAAATTAGGTGAAAAATACAAAATAATTTGCCCCCATTGCAGTTTAGAAGGAGGGTTCAATGCAATGAAACGCTATCATTTTGATAATTGTCGTTATAGAGTAGGCAATTCATCATAATTTATAGTTGAATCCATTACACCTATGACATAGTTTGTTGATTCATTTTCTTGAAGTGCAACCTGCTTTTTACTGGTGTCAGAATGTTTGTTAAACCAAGGTATCGGAGTAGTTTTAGGAGCATGCTCCCAATACTTTATGCCAATATCTTTAAGTGCGTTTACTGCTGTATAGTCTACAAAGTCTTTAAGAATATTTGCATTCAGACCAATCACAGGGCCTTTCTTAAACAAATAATCGGCCCATGCTTTTTCTTCGTTGATTACATCAGTATAAATTTGAATTACTTCTGATTTACATTCTTCTGCAATCTTAGCAAAACGGCTATCTTCTTTAACCACTTGATTGATAAGATATGCTGTCCAGCCCTTATGCAGCAATTCGTCTTGTAAAATCAAACTGATAATGTTGCCATTACCAATAAAGATTTTGTTTTCTACCATCGCCAAACTTGTAGCAAATGATACCATAAATCTAAATGCTTCTAGTGCGTAACTGGCATGCAATGCAAGATAGATTGCTTTGATATGATAATCTTCTTCAACATACATGCCGGCTTCTTTATTACAATTTGCCTCATGCAACTTATCATAGTACTTGCCAACACTACTTGCCATGTCTATGATTTCTTTAGTGTCATGGATACTATTGAAAACATCTTTTGGCACATTATAAATGTTGCGAATGATGTGACTATAACTGCGACTGTGAATATTTGTTTCAAAGAATGTCCAGTTATAAACTAGTGCCTCTAATTCAGGTAAGCTGATTACTGGGGTAAAGATTTGACTAGGACCACGACCTTGCAAACTGTCTAGTGCTGTTTGTCGTAATAGGTTGCTAGTAAAGATATGCTTAACTGCATCACTAGAATCTTTGAAATCATTTGCGTCTTTAGTTAAACTAATTTCTTCTGGAACCCAAAAGAAACCTCTTGCTGTTTTTTCAAAATCTGCAATTTTGTTATATTTGACTTCCTCAAACCGTTGAATAGTAACTGGACCCTGTGGATCCAAAAACATTTTTCTATTCAAATAATCTGTCTTTGTGTGTAAGTTATATTGTTGTTTGCTCATAGTTTGCAAGCCTCGCAGTCTTCCTCTTCATATGTTTCTTCTATTAACGGCGTATGTGATTCTTCTTGTACTTTAGCACCTTGCTTGTTGATAAGTGAGTAATATAGTGTCTTTCCGCCCCAGTAGTAGAAGTTCATTAAGTTTTTAGCAATCAATGTAGTTGGTACTTTACGGTCTGGGAAATGCGCAGGGTTGTAGAAAGTATTGGTACTAATACTTTGATCAACATATGCTGCCAATACAGCACTAGTCTTAAGATATCCTGCACAGTCTTTTTGTTCCCACATTAATTGATATTTGTTCTTTAGTTTATGATATTCTGGTACTACTTGAGTGAATGACCCTGCCTTACTTTCTTTTACTGAAATCAATGACATTGGCATTTCAATACCATTTGTGCTATTAATAACAACAGAACTAGACTCTACGGGAGCAATAGCCATCAGTGTTGCATTACGAACACCGTACTGTTTCATTTGTTCGCGTAACGGTTCCCAGTCTAATTCAGGAGTAAAGTTAGCCAATTCATTTACACCCTTCGCTCTAAGCTCCCAAGGGAACACACCTTGACCATATCGTGTCTTATCACTATCTAAACACTTGCCTCTTTCTTTGGCAAGTTCAACTGTAGCTTCTGTTAAGTAGAATGCCTGATGTTCCATCCAAGATTTAACTTCTTGTAATGCATCTTTCTCGCCATACTTAAGACTACGCTTTGCATGCCAATAAGCAAGATTGGTTACACCAATGCCTAATGGCTGAATTTCGTCGTTGCTTAGTTTGGACTGTATGCTAAGAAAATCTTGGTAATCCAATATATTGCAAAGGCTACGCTGCAAGATGCGGCAAGCCCTACGCATATCTTCTGGATTACGGAAAGCTCCCCAGTTAATGCTTCCCAGAGTACATAAAGCGATCCGACCACTATCATCGTCAAGACGCTTAAAAGGCTTAGTAGGTAAAAGTATTTCACAGCATAAGTTTGACTGATAAATTGTGTGGTACTCAGGGTCAAATGGACCTTGATTCATTACATTGTCAATGAACACAAGATAAATTCTACCTGTATCAGTTCTCTCCTTTAGTATACCACTCTTAAAAACTTCTTCGGCTGACATAGTTTTCTTACGCAAGCCCTTTTGTTTTTCATACTTTACATATAGTTCTTCAAACTTTTCTGTGTTTGAATAGAATGCTTCATATAAATCAGGTACTTCATTAGGATCAAAGAATGTTATGTTTTCTTTGTTCTTAAATCGTCTCCAGAAGAAAGCTGACAACACAACCCCATAATCCATATGACGGACTCGGGTTTCTTCTGTTCCTTGGTTGTTCTTAAGGACAATAAGATCATCAAACTGATGATGCCAAATAGGATAAAAAACTGTAGCACTTGCATTGCGAATACCTCCTTGACTGCAACTACGCAGGTCACCAAACCATTTCTTCAAGAAAGGGATCATGCCTGTGTGCATAATCTCGCCACCACGAATAGGAGAACCAAGAGGCCTCAAACGACCAATTTCTAAACCGATGCCGGCACGCTTGCTAGCATACTTAGCCATCATTTCACCCGAAGCAAATATACTATCCAAATCATCGTCACTACGAATAAGGACACATGAACTAAACTGCTTGGTCGGTGTGCCAAGGCCAGCGAGGACAGGAGTAGCAAGAGTAAACAAACCATCCGAAGCAGCATTATAATACTCCTTAATGTAGCGCATTCTTGCGTTATTAGGTTCTTCTTTATGAAAGACTGTAGCGGCAGCAACCATATAACGAACCTGAGGTGTCTCATATGTTTGTTTAGTACTACGGTTTCTTACTAGATATTTTTCAATCAATTGTTCAATGGCGGCGTAACTGTAAAGTTCATCTTTGCTATGATCAATGAACGAATCCATTTTATCCCAGTCATCTTCAGAATACCAGGACAACAATTCAGGAGTGTACAATCCTACTTCAATATTTCTTTTGACAATTTCATATAGTTTCGGAGGATTGTAATCACCGTATACATCTTTGCGTAGCATACTAAGGCGTTGTTTGCCCGCAGCATATTGATAATTGGTATGACCAACATCAGGATTGCTTTCTACATCAATTAAATCAACTACGGCGCGAAGTGTGATTTCATCAATTTCGCGTGTTGTAATTCCATCATAAAAGTGTGGCTGTGCTTTGATTTCTATCATAGACTGACTTATATCAGCTATTCCACTACATATTTTTTGTATTTGATTTTGCCATTTTTCTAAGGTTAAAGGTTCTTTTTGTCCAGATCGTTTGGTAACGTATATTTTCATATTTGACCTATTTTTTTAATTATGGGTGTTAAGTTGTGACGCTTGGTGATTTTGAAATCTTGTAGACAGTTATTTACTACCGTATTGGGCCAGTAATTCATTATATATTTTGCGTGGTCTACCATGACTAATATCACATCTTCATTATTATCGTCTTTTGCGTCAACAAAGTCAATATCATTAATGCCCAATAGCATTAGTGTATAAATCATGCCCAAACTTCTTGAATAGACACAATATTCATTGTCACTAATTAATTCCCATGGGTCAGGCCATTCATGGATGTAGTCAGTATGCAAGTAATGATTTACTAGGGGTACGGCTTGCCAAAATTTATCTATTTCTATACACTTTGTTTTAGTGTCAGAATTTTCTAAATCTATTCTAAGTTGATGCCAATGTTTTAATCTTTGTTCGTAATTTAATTGAAATATATTCACTGTGTATTTACTAATATAGTATTACGATCAAGTTTTAATTATTGATAGATAGGATTATTTACTGGTGTAGTGAAGTTTGCGGTGTAACGGGCTACACCACGAGTAATTTGAAAATTATCTAAATATCCGGTATAAAAGAAAGAACTGGCGCCTGCTGGAGATTCAAATCCTATATATGATTGAGTACCGGCACCAACAATGTTAGAGGATAATGCAATAGTGCTATCTAGTACTCCGTTTATAAAGAAATATGCAGTTGAACCTGAAACTGTGAGTGTGATGTAACTCCATGTATTTAACGGAGCAGTGCCCGTAGAAGTTGTCAGACCGAATGTTGTACCACCTGTGGTTTTGAAATAGATTTCAAATCTATTTGTTGAGCGATAGGACAAAGATACTGCATAAGTAGCGCCAGAAACAACGTTGGCATACAGCCATCCTGCGGTTGCGGGAGTAGCAGTGGGATACATCCAAAATTCTATAGTAAAATTAGATTGAGTCAGATTATTAATGGGCCCTGAAGGAATATTCAGATAATCTCCATTTCCATCAAAATACATAGACCCCGCGCCCAGTCTGCGAACGCTAGTGACTGTTTGTGCACCGCCCAATGTTTCTAAGTCATTATTACCGGTGCGATCATAAATTGCTGCATTGTTGACATTCAACAAGTACTGTGTATTAGCAACTGGTTGCAATGGTTGGGTAGGTGGTGTAAAGTTACTGGTATATAACGCCGATGCTGTAATACGGACATCACACATATAACCAATAAAATCATTTGTACCGGTTGATGCTTGTCGTCCCACACTCAATGTTTGTGTATTTGTAAGAGTGTTGCTGTTTGTAGCTGAACCTACCTGAACACCATTAATAAACATTCTAACTGTAGTACCTGAACGTGAAACTGCAATGTGATTCCATGTGTTTACGGCAATTGTAGTGGCTGACGGATCTTGAATTATAATAGTATCCACTACATACCAGACTATTGATGTACCGGTGCCTCTCCAATAAAATTGCCAGGTGCCACTAATTGTGGATGCCCAACGCTCTAATAATATGCGGTTGCCACTTAGTACCGTGAAATAAGCCCACAATTCAATCGTAAAATCTCCAGGCAGATTTAATAACGGATTATTGGTTGTTTGTAATGAATCTCCAGTACCATCAAAATACGCACTGGCACCGTATAGAGCCGGAGTGTATGCCGCCGGAGGACTAAAGGGTTGGAATCGTTGGACACTGGGAGTACCGTTAGATACAGTAAAAGAAAGATTGTTTATACTATTATCTCGGTATCTATTACTCTGGCATGCCAATAATGTAGTATTTGCTGTCACTGTCAGTGGAGTAATAGAAGGTGTGAAGGCTGTAGTATACACAGCAGTGCCATTTGTAAATCTTAAATTACTTATGTATCCAGTAAAATAGATAGTAGAAACTGTGTCCCAATTGCGACCGATGTACCAACCTTCACCGTTGTTTCCTGTTACACCCCAAGTGGTTGCTGGTGTCGGGCTGGAGGCTGTTCTATCAATGCCGTTTATATAAATTCTAGTTGTTGATCCTGTAAAAACCACAGCCAGATGTGACCATGTGTTTAAAACAACAGCAGTATTTGATTCCGCTGCTGTGACCCAGCTAGTACCATTATAATAGCCTAAGGCCGGAAATAAACCAGATCCGTAAACATTTGTTCCATCTGATAGCGTGAAAGCTATATTTACTGCTCCCGTTTGAGGCCATTGTTCTGAAAAAATGGCACCGCCGCTGGCAGTGGGGTAGATCCAGGCTTCTATAGTAAATGGAGTAGTAGATGTTGCTATACTGAATGCACTGCTTGAGGGCAGTTGTAGTCCAGAACTGCCATTAAAATAATTACTCCAGTACCCATTGGGCCAGTAGGGTGTGAAACTGCCCTGTGTGGTGTTGCCATTGCGAGTGACTAATAGGTTGTTGGGGCCACTGTCAATGAAACCACTGTTGTTGGCTGGACCGTCTTGCTGAACTGTGAGCAGACTGGTTGTGGGTATAGCTGATAATGGAAATGTAGATGGTGTAAAGGCTGACGTATACACAATACTATTGTTTATTCGTAAATTACTAATAAATCCTGTAAAATATGATCCTGGTCCATTGTAAGAACCTATCGCCATTGAATATGATGCATTAGAATTTGTAGGAGCATTTGCAGTTTTATTTCCTGTGCCTGAAGCAACACCATTTATGTAAAACTTAGCATTTGTTGATCCAAGAGATTGATCATATGTGACGGCAAGGTGCACCCACTGATTTAGTGGCACAGTGGAATTTGATCTGCTATCACAAACAGGATTACCGGATGATCCTTTGGTTATAAATACTCGCAATGTGTTGTCAGTA